CGGTTGTTGCCTAAAATAACGGTGTACAATAATTCGTGGATGATGTATAATATCTCATGAATTGGAGAACACATGGCTACTGAAAAACTCACTGCATCCGAAAAGCGTGCGGCAAAGCGTCGTGCTATCGCTGAACAAGCTGAACAGTTCTTTGGCACTGGTAAGGGTAGCACCGAACCAGTGATCAATCCATTGGACTACACGAACTCACTAGTTCAAGTCTTGAACTATTATAACTCAGCCTTTGATAACAAAGACAAACGTAAGTGGTTCATGTCGTACGTTGGTAAGAAGACAACTGAGTTCGACAAGTTGTCAGATCACGAATTTCGATCGATCGGCACGATGATTCGCCTCAAACAGCGAGACCAGCCTCTTGATCAGCGTGAATTGGACTTCATCGATCGACAAGTTGAAATACTGCGCAATCGCGCTGCGGGTGAAAAGATTATCTCGCAGTTCGAAGCCCAAGTTGAAAAAGAAGATAAGCCTAAGGTCTCGATCCAAGATCGCGTCCTTGAAGCTGCGTCGACCCACGTCGGCGAGATCCACGGCCTCATCGATGAGTTCATCCTCAACGGCAAGGATGTAGACATTGCTTCTTATCTTAAGGCCAACGAAGTATCACCTCAGGTGAGTAAGCATATTCCTGAGGCATTTAGTGCTACTCTTAAAGAACTCTATGAGTACATCGACGGTGAGGACAAGCAACTGGTTGAAGGTTACTCTAACATCGGCAAGGTTAAAGCCAAGAAGCTGATCAAGATTCTTGAGTCGATTCCTGATGCTTGCGCTCAACAAGCAGTTTCTGCCAAAGCTGCTCGCAAGCCTAGAGCTAAGAAAGTAAAACCACTTTCAGTTGTAGCTAAGAATGTTAAGTACATGAAGGAAAATGCTGAATTTGGTATTAAGTCAGTAGCACCTGAAAAGATCATCGGCTCTACTGAAGTCTGGATCTTTAATACTAAATATAAGAAGCTTCAGGTGTATAGATCAACCGAGACTCTTGGAATCAAGGGTACTGTAATCCTTAACTACGATGTTTCAACATCTGGAGCTAAGACCCTCCGCAAGCCAGAACTCGTTAAGGGTTATGCGGATATGACTAAGCGCAACCTTGCCACTGAGTTTAAGAATCTCAAGACCAAGGAATCTGCGGTGAACGGGCGAATTAACGAGGAGTGCGTAATCCTTAAGGTGTTCTAATGAAAAAGTTAATTTGTATCTTAGCCCTAGCAGTATCCACTGCGGCATGCGCTGGTCCAGGACATCACGGCCATAAGCATGGTCCTGGTGTCTGGTTCACTCCTCTGATCGTAGGAGGAGCTCTTGGTTATGTGTATTCTCAGAGTCAAAGGCCTGTACAAGTAATGCCACAATATGGTACAATATACTCACAGCCGATTCCTATGAATCCACCAATGCAGCCCGTGTATCAAGAAGTAATCGTGTATAACTCGGATTGTCTCTGTTATCAAAAACAATATCGTCAGATTGGATGGCAATGATTTTAATTGACTACTCTCAGGTTTGTGTTGCAGCAATTCTTGCGTTCAGTGCAGACTTGAAAAAAGGTGGCGAGGCGGATAAGAAGAATCTTATTCGTCACGTAGCCTTGAACTCTATTCGTGCATACAAGAAAAAGTACTACAAGCAGTTCGGTGAAGTCGTAATCGCCTGTGATGGACGTAACTACTGGCGTAAGGACTACTTCCCTAATTACAAGGGTACTCGCAAGAAAGCACGTGAAGAATCCGATCTCGATTGGACCACAATCTTTGAGACACTCAACGAGATCCGAGAAGATCTTAAGGATCACTTCCCTTACCGTGTTATGCACGTAGACAAGTGTGAGGCCGACGACATCATTGCTGTCCTCACCGAATCCACTCAGGAATTTGGTAGACACGAAGATGTTATGATTATTTCCAGTGACAAAGACTTCAAGCAACTTCATGCTTATGACAACGTAAAGCAGTTTAGTCCTATGCTAAAGAAGCTAATCACCGTAAGCAAGAAGGAGTTGCACCCTTGGCTTATCGAACATATCGTTAAAGGTGACTCCGGTGACGGTGTGCCAAACATCCTTACGTCCGACGATGCACTGATGAATGGTGAACGCCAAAAGCCGGTGAGTTCTAAGCGTCTTCAGGAATTCATTGATAATGGTTTTATTGCATGTAAGAATGATGAAGAACGCCGTAACTGGACCCGTAACGTAGTCATGGTAGACTTTAAACACATTCCTGAGAATATCAAAGAATCTATCCTTACGGCTTATGAAGAAAAGCCTAAGGGTGATAAGAATTCTATCATGAATTACCTGATCAAGCACAAGTGCAGGAACTTGCTTGATGACATTGAGGAGTTTTAATGGCAAGCAAATATATCACAGAAATGCTAGAAGAAATAGATAAGGATCAAAGCGCCTGCGCTAAGTATCGCGACAACGCAGCGCTGCGTTTTATATTTCAATATGCATTTGTACCAGAACAAAAGTTTGATCTACCTGAAGGTGATCCACCCTTCAAGCCTGATCCAGCTCCACTTGGCATGTCTCCTGCTAATCTAGTGATGGAGACTAAAAAGTTATACGTGTTTACAAAGGCTAGAGAGCTGAAGAAGGTTAGGAAAGAACAGCTGTTCATCCAACTTCTAGAAAATGTTCATCCATCAGAAGCAAAATTGTTGCTCGCTGTCAAAGATCAGAAGCTAAATGTAATATATAAGAATATTACAGCAGACCTTGCTGCGGACTATGGCTTCATTCCAAGACAGATAAAGCATGAGGAATCAACACCAAAAAAATCTTAAGATTATTCTCTCGCTTGAGCAACAAGAACTCGCTCAGTGGTTGGCAAATTTGCCCGACGACGAAATCGAATACGTGGAGTGGCTTCTTGAAGAAGTTGACATCGCTCTTGAAAATATGATGATAGAGCAGCGCGGATACGATGAGGCGAGAGAAATAATCAAAAGATTTATGATTAGTGGAAAAATAGATTAATCTAAAGGAAACTAGATGGCTGGCATATCAGTACAAGCGTGTATCAGTTTAATACTCCAACACATTGGAGGTGTTCCTCTAGTAGGAGCTATTAAGTCTTCTATTGAAGGAGCTAATCCCGCAAAGCAAATAATGGGTGTTGGTTCTTTTAGTCTGCCATCACTGAACATGATTAGTTCTGCATTAGATGGTGCGGGTCTAAACGATATGTTGGGTGATGTATTTCAAAATCCTATTGGAGACATCACCGGTGATTTGACGTCGTCGCTGACAGATGTGACTGATGACTTAGAAAGTACTTTTGTCAGTCTGTCAGAGGTTGAAGGGGGGATGCTGCGATCAATTAAAGGAGAATTTGCGGGAAAAATTTCTTTAGAACAGATAGATTCTTTAAAAGAAAATCTTGCAAACCTAGGTAGTAGTATGCCTGGTTTAACCGATTTGACTAATAAGATATCAGGAGTTACAGCACCAACATTTGAACAAATTGGAGATTTTGGGCTTCAGCAGGTCGCTTCAGTCACTATGTCATTTGACGCAATAGCCGACAAAATTCCGGAAGCGTTGAGTTCCCAAGTTGGAGGACTTAAAGAATCAATTAGTGGACATTTAGATAGTATCACGGCACCATTAAATACATCAGCTCAATTGACTAGCGCAAAGAATCTCGTAAATAACTTAGTTTCATCACTTACCAGCGCTAGTAATTCAACCGGTGTAACATCTATTGTTAATTCTACTATTAGTAGCTTAACTAGCACTAATACATCTATCAATAGCATCGTTGATACATCTAAATCTACAATGTCTGCGTTTATGACAGCTAGCCAAGGTGTTGGATTTGTTAGTACTGTAAGTGGAGTGTTAGAAAGTGGCTCAATTAAGAGTCAAGAGTTGATAAAAAAAATTACAAATCCAACTGTGCTACAACAAGTTGAAGATGGAATAGAATTACAAAAAGAATACAACGAATCAGTGTAAACTGCATTATATTTTTACAAATACGTCAAAAAATCATATTCCGCGTTATAAATAAACTAAACACTTGGAGTTATAATGCATCTCTGTTCTCACATAGCCAAAAATAGTTATGACCTAAACGGTCAGGCTATTGTACGCACATTCTCACCAGAGTGGGGTACGCGGGGCTAAG